TTCCTACTTGAGAAAAAAGAAATTTGTTGATACTTGATTGAGCATTCAATGTTCCAAAAGAAATTATATTACCTGACAATGGAGGGGCATAAGTCTCAATGCCGTTTCTGGTGATAATTGCCCCGACCCTATCGAAGTTCATATTAATAGCTATTTGGACTGAGTTTTCTGGGGTAATCGTATCATTAAGCTGAGCAGAGCGAATCACCCCCTCAGTAGGATACGGAATTTTTATATTCTTTAAAGTATCTCCCATATTTTATTATATTAATATTTTTCTTATCCCCCTACTCATCCGCAAAAATAAGTAGGGAGGAAAAAAACTAAGTCAGACTATTTAATGTCCAAGCAGGTACAGCAACGGTTCCTGTGTTCTGATAAACACCAGCTCCATTAATATCTTGCAATATACATTGTAATGAGAAAAGGTTAGCATAGGCTGCTCCTGCAGGAGGAGTCCCTAGTACGGTCCCAAAAGTTATTAATTGTAAACCTGTTGGTTGTTGTTGTTGAATATCAACTGTAGGAATAAGAGGGTTTAAATAAGCCATATTTTTATATTTTAATTAAGAAGTGATAATCGTTGTGTCCTGCCCGGTGTAAAGATTGTTATAAAGAGCTAAAACTAATTCTTCAAACTTTTTTAAGTCCGGGTCACTACTGGCTAATAAAATATCTTTGCGATATTTGATAGCCCAACGAAGATACCATTTATAAATTTCTCGATAATGCTCTGGAAGCACTTGCGAGAGGTCCGTAACAACACTCATTTTTTGATAATAATCTAAATAAATATTATTACCTTGCATTGAGTCGGGGATAATTCTATCGAACACCAATTTGTCTGAATACACTGTATAATAGATAGGCTGAGAAATTGTAGGTCTCGACCAGACCCTTGTTCCAATTGGTATATCTCTTGTGATACCAGTCACTCCAAGTAACTGGTTCGTTGTTAAGTCAATTGAGGTGTAGGCAATTTGCATTATTTTCTGGGTATAATCAGTGGTTGCCACATAAGCTACCCCAGAAGCGACACTAGGAAAATCACCGACACTATCTAATGATATTGATGTTGCTCCAGTAAGAGCAACTGATTTAGACGTTCCACCCATTACAGAAAAAGCAATTTGGTTCCAACTTCTTTTATCAATATATCTTAAATTAAACGGAGTTAAAACATTACCAATCATGAAACGACAGGCAAGTACAGAACGGTCAGTTTCGCTATAATCAATATCTTCTGGCAAAGGAATATAATTTGTTCCAGCTAAAATTTTATACGGCCATTCGAATTTTTGCTGCCAAGCATGCCTAATACCATATAATTTTGCTTCGGTGTATTTACGAGCATCATCAACCGCACCTAAACAGAATTCAACTGTAATTTTTGGGTCACTTTCAGAAACCCCCATGGCTTTTAATACGGGGTAAACAATTGTAGCTACTGAATTATCTGGATATGAGGCAACTGATATGGGGTCAGAGAAACTAGATAAAGCACTGGTAATAGAATTTTTCCATTGTACTTTGTAATAATCAGTTGTTAGTCCAATTGGGTCATAAATTACAGTGTTTTGTTGACTTGTGAAAAATGTTTGAGTAGCAAAAGTAGCATAAATTCCATCAATAGTAGATGATTTCGAAATAACTATTTGGTCATATTTTATTTCTTCTACAGAGTCTCCCCGACTATGAGCCATTAAAGTCGCTCCAATTACAAAAGAGGAGTTTGTGTGAGAGGCAGAAGTTACTATTTCAGAATTTTCTAAAGCGATTGATGTCAATAATAATAAAATAGAGCCAGTTGTAAAATCAGTGGCATTATCTACTGGAACAGAGGAAACACCAGCTGAGATATTACTACTCATATAAGTAGTAACTTTTACATCTAGCTCATTCGGAACATAAATTGTATTTCCAATATTATGTCGAATAGTTATTTGAGGATACATCTTATTTAAAATTAATTATTATTTATACATAAATTATAACATTTTTTTGACTTTAAATCAATTATTATAATTAATCATCCATTTCCGCTTCATCTTCTTCTGGCGTTTCTTTCTCGCCCTTATCATCGCTTACTCCTTCTCCAGTTTTATCCATCATCTCTTTTTCTTGCTTATTAGCCTCGGCTTCCTGAGCCTTCTTATCTCCACTCCTAAGAACTGACACTAAATGACGGTGCTCATTAACAAACTCTTCTCGAGTCATTTTAAGAACAGAGCTTTTGACTTCATTCTTTTTTTCTTCTTCTACTTTTTTATAAACATCGTTTAACATATTTTTATTATTAAAATTTAATTAAAAGGCTTTTGACCACTTAAATATTCGTCTTTCTTTAATTGATTCCACAAATTATACATAGCTGGGTTTAATACCGATTCAATATCCCAGCCACCATAGACACAGGCATTAATTTCTTCCGGTTTAGGAAGTCTACCTAGTCGTCTAGTCATATAAGGAACTACTTTTAATTCGTTTACATAGCCACCTTTTGGTCTACCACGATAATAACGATGATAGGCTCTACTTTTATCCCAGTCTTTATTACTAATAACAATCCCATTGTAAGTTTGTGTAAAGTAAGGTGCTGGGTCTTTAGCTCCATTATAACCACCTGAAAAATCTAAAGTTGAACCGTCTTCCTTGGTATCTTTTAAACCAAAATGTAAATGGTCACCTGTTGTATAAAGTCCAGTGTTATCGGCTAAGGCAATTAAATCTCCAGCTTTAACTTCTTGCCCTTGTATTACCGAGAAAGAGTCTAAGTGATAATAAATAGTTTTGAATAAGTTTTTGTTATCCCAAATATCAACTTCTATACCACCTTGGTTGTCTGTTCCACAATAATAAATTACTCCATCATGAGAAGCGTAGATTGGGCATCCATGTTTCGCTGCGAAATCAACACCATTATGTCCTTTCATACCTAACTTTTGATAGAAGTCGACAAAGTTTTGACCAAAGTATTGATTAATTGAAACGTCTTTTACTGGTAATCTTAAATTTATCATATTTTTATATATTATATTCTTGTTCTAACTGAACATCGTAAGTTTTTCTATCTTCGTATTCACTTTTTTTACCGGGATTAAAGTTTCGTATCGGGGTAATCCAGCCTACTTAAACCACGCGTGAGTACACAATGCACTCAGTGCGTTCTTGTAGTGTACCACGCGTGTTATTATTAGTTAAATTATTCATATTTTTGTGTTAATTCTTTATATCTTTTTAATCTTAATGATACTGTTGTTCTTCCTACACCTAATATTTTTCCAGCTTCTTTAATTGTTATTCCTGTTGCGACTAAATCCGATGTTTCCTTAAATAATTTTATGTAATGTTTATCAGTTGATTCTCTTTGTTTAAATAATGTATTTTTAGATGTTTTAATACCTTTATTCCAGGGTTCGTGAGAGTGTAATCTGTTATGAGCAGTAATGCTCATTAATGCTAGATTATGAATATCATTGTTTCTTTTATCTTCATCCAGATGATGGATTAAAAAACCTTTAGGAATAAACGGAATATTTAGAGCTATACATACAACTCTATTATGCTCCCCCATTCTCTTGTTGTTAAACTGAACCATTTTATAAGTCGTGTTATTGGTAGTTGTTTGAAATCTACCAGTCTTTGGGTCACGAATACCTTGTGTTTGTGTCATAGTGTTTTTATATTAGTTTATTATACTAATATTTTAGCACGACACTATTTATTATTCAATGTATACAACTATTGCGGTTGGGTTCAATATATATAAAACTTAATTAGTAATTTAAGGTAGTTTTAAAGGCTACCAACTTTTAACCCATTGTTAGTTTTAGTAACTGGGGGTAAATTTCATAAGCATTTTTGCCTTTGCTTTTACAAAATTTAATCCAGTTATTAATACACTTTCTTTTTGTCCATACGCTTATCATAGGGTACTGAACATTAAACTCCTTTTGATGACACGTTTGACAAGCTTCCAATTTACAATTCTCTACACCTTTATACCATTTTCTTGGTAAAACGTGATGACCTGTTCTAGGATTTGTTACCTCGTCGTAATGTTTCTTACAAAGAGGACAGGTTTTTCTTTTTCTCATTAGAGCCTCTCTTTCTTTTAAAATGAACTATTATTGTTTAAAACACGTTAATGATATAAAAATGACCGCTGATACTGCTAAACTTTTAAATAAGCCCATTCCTGTAAGTCCGATTAAGGCGAAGTAAGTTAAAAAACCACATAGCCAGGCGATACACATATTGTTATATTTTAATGCCAAAAAGATGATAAATCATCATACCAGTAACAACTAAAAGTAAAAATGTTCCAACTCCTAATAATACTTTATTAGTTAAAGTATTTATTTTTAATTTTTCTATATCATTTTTATGTTCAGAGATTTCGGCTAACACTACTTTATATTGTTCTTGATTGACGTAGTTTTTCTTCATCTCTTTTACGTCCCCCTTCACTTCATTGATAGATTCTTTAATGGTCTGAGTTTCATTAGTATTAACAGCTAGCGATGTTTTAATATCACTTAACTCTTTCATTATATTACCTTGACTATTACCGTTGTTTTGAATGTTGTCAG